AAAGCTATTGGCGAACAGGTGGATAATGAGGTTAAAACTTCATTGCTAAATTTGGTTACCGGAAACTACGATACTGAGTTCCAGAAGTACTACCATTTGAAAAAAGCCTACTATGTGAAGGTTAATCTTCCTGATGGTACTTTTGAATGGGAAATGACCATGGATCGGCCAAGCGAAGAAATGTTTGCTTCGGGTGATGCTAAAACTAAAATCTACGAACAGTACCAGAAGTTAAGGACACCTTCTCAGGCACACGAACATGAAATCTATATCAAGCGACCAAACGGCGATATGATTGTTGTTATGTCGGACGAAATGCTTCCGGTGGCACAGGCCATGAACCACAAGAATACGATGTATCGCAATCTGTTTACCGGACAGATTAATGATGCTGAGTTCTGGAACAAACCACTAAGCGCAACCTTTGGAGTATTAAACAACACTTTAAAGGCCATGTACACCGCTTGGAATGTGGTTTTCCCACTGACAAACTTTGCAAGGGATATTCAGGAGGCAAGTATTACCCAATTTATTAAAGGGGATTCTGGTCACATGGTATTGGCCAATTATAAAAATGCTTTCCCGGCAATCATCCGCGACCTGAGAGGAAAAACACCGACAGGAAAATACGGTATGATGCTTCAGGAATTTAGATCGGTTGGAGGAAACACCGGGTTCACACATTTAAAAACACCCGAACAGCTTGAAAAGGAAATAAAAGGACAACTGAATATTACCAATCGCAAAGGTACGTTCAGAGGTTATACGCTTGATCAACTCATCAAAGTAAAAGGTGGTATTGAAGCATGGAACCAAGTATTTGAAGATGCAACCCGATTTAGTGTTTATATTACTTCGCGCGAAAACGGTAAATCCATGGGCGATGCTGCCAGTGATGCTAAAGAAGCTTCAGTAAACTTTAACCGCAAAGGAAAATCAAGCAAAGCCTTTGATTCGATTTGGGCGTTCTGGAACGTAGCCATTCAGTCCATGCAAAAGAATATGAAGCTGGCCAAAGATCATCCGGGCAGATTCGGGATCGTGGCCGGTTCATGGTTGGCTCTTGGATTACTTGAAGCAATGTTTAACGATTGGGCCGGTGGTGACGATGACGAAGATTATTTCAACATCAGCGAATATGTCCGTGAAAACTACCTGATCATTCCGAATTTACCGGCTTTGATTTCAGGTGAAAAGTCTGACAAATATCTTCGCATACCACTTCCTCAATTCTGGAGAGGGTTTAAATCAGCCGGAAGCTTGGCTTATGATGTGATGAACGGCAAGATGGATGTGTTGTCAGCAACAGGAAAAGGATTATCGAACTTTATGGGCGGCATGCTTCCGATTGATATGGGTGGATTCATTCAGGACGGAGAATTTAGTATCGCTCCAATAGTTCCAACAATTTACCGAACCATTAACGAGATTGACGAGAATCGGGATTATATGGGATTCAAAATTGCCAAAGAACCTTTCACCAAAGAGCAGCAAATGAGATTAGCTGATTCAGGACTTGGGAAAGACAATGTGAACCCTGCAATTAAATTCTGTACAGATTGGTTATTTCGTGCCGGTGGTGGTGACAATGAAAATAAATTCTATACGAAAGACGGAGTTATCAAACAGGTTCCCGGATTTCTTGACATTAACCCTTCAATGATTGAGCATTTAATCACAGGCTACACCGGAGGAACCGGAAGGTTTATTGATGATGCTTTGACTACGGCCATGCAAGCATTTATTCCAGACAAAGAAGTTGACTTTAAAAATGCACCGTTCTTAAATTCATTCTTCAAAAAGATTCCGGAAGCCAAATGGAAGATCATCGGTGAATACTACGATCTGAAATCGGACGGCAATGAGTCGAAATTCGACGCTTTAAAAACTTCATACTTCAACCAGGAGGATAAAACCAAGTTCAAAGAATTAGCACCAAGCGGTTATTACAACGAATTTAACGCCACGCTGGACGCTTACGATGAAGTTCTCACTCAGAAAATGAAGTATATGGACTACAAAACAGCCGAAGGAAGCGAAGAAGTAACCAACACCATGAAAGAAGCCATTAGAGCGATCAAAGAAGTAAAACAAAAATATAACAGATAAGCTATGACAGCAACATTCGGAACAATCAGGCCAAAACTGACAAAGAAAAACATGTCGGTTCAAAAACCGGAACGTAAGCCAATTTCGGACGATACCTTTGGACTCAGGAGGCTTGATTATATCAGGCAGACATGGGATAGTTTAGCACCATTCCGAAGGGAGATTGAAAGAGCTACCCGGTATTTTAACGGTGACCAATGGCATGAAAAGACAACTGACAGGTATGGCCGGGTTACTACTGAGGGTGATCATATTTCATCGCAAGGACAAACACCAATCGTTCACAATGAAATAAAACCAATTTGTCGATCCCTTCAGGGTTTGCTTAGGTCTGCCGGAACTAAGTCGATTGTAGTTGCCAGAACACCGGAAAAAGCCAAGCAGTCTGAGATGTTGTCGAATACACTTCAATGCTGTCTTGACTCCATCAATGACTCAAAAGAGGTTGATTCTACCACGTTTGAAAAATACCTTTTATCCGGAATTGGAATACAAAGGCTTTCGTATGAGTACATAACAGACATTCAGGATAAAGATGTTCTGATTAACGACATGGATTTATATTCGATGTTTTTCAATGGGAATATAAGGGATGTTCGCGGATATGACATGAATCTTATTGGTCGTTTAATGGATTTGACTCTTGACGAATTAATCATGTATTTTGGCAAAACACCACAACGCGAAGAGGCATTGAGGGATATTTATTCAGGCCATACAGAGCAATTATGGTCTGTTCCCGAAGGACTCAGTTCAACAGATTATTATTCGAAAGACTTCTATATCTCGAATGATATTTCAAAATGCAGGGTTATTGAATGTTGGGAAAAAAGAATCGTTAAGGTTATGAATGTTCACGACTGGATGGATGGTAAAATTTACTATACTGATTGGACTAAGCAGGACATTAAATCTTTGAATAATGACAGGATAGCCAAATACGCAGAGCTTGGAGTTCCTGCCGAAGATGTTTTATTGTATGAAGGCACCGAAGAAACAATTCAGAAATGGTTTTACACTTACTATTCACCATACGGACATATCCTTGAAGAAGGAGAAAGTTATTTAGAACACGGCTCTCACCCATATTCTGTATTTATTCACAAAATATCAGACGGAAAGATTACCGGCCTTGTTACTGACCTAATCGATATTCAACGACAGTTTAACCGGGTTCTCATACTTAGGGATAGAATACTTGCATCGGCCACAAAGAACCTCATGGTAATTGATAGTAATTCTGCCGACGGAAGAACCAGAGAAGAACTAATGGATGATATTAAGGAGCCAGGTTCAGTATTGCTGCTTGACCTAAAAAAAGGACAAGCGCAGCCACCGCAAGAAATAAGGGGAAGCGTTGGTGATCTTGGAACAAATGAAATGCTTCAGATATTTATGAGGTCGTTTCAGGACATATCGGGCGTTCATCCGGCCATGCAAGGGCAGCAAGCTTCATCCGGCACCTCAGGAAAGCTTTATCAACAGCAAGCGCAGAATAGCACCTTAAACTCTAAGGATATTATGGATTCTTTCGCTTCGGCTCAGAGAAGAAGAGATATGAAGCTTCTGAATACAATCCAGCAATATTATGACACGGAAAGAATGATTGCCATATCTGGAAAGAGTAGCGCAGATACAGCACAGTTGTACGATCCAAAAGAACTTAAAGACATCAAGTTTACCATGGCAATCGGACAATCAACAGATTCTCCTATTTTTAGAGGAATTTTAGATGATCAACTCTTTCAGATGTTAATGCAAAAAATAATTGATCTTGAAATGTTCCTTGAAAATACATCAATGCCAATGGCAGGAAATCTGCTTGAAAGTGTAAGAAAAAGAAAAGCAGACTTACAGCAAGACCCGAATAATATCAATGGAACAATTTCAGGGCTATCAAGCGACATTATGCAAGCAACACCAAATGCCAATCAGGACGTTGTAAATGCAGTACATTCGAGTATTAGAAATAATCAAGCAGCTTAAAACAAAACGATATGATCATATTCAGCTATAAAATATCAGACTTAATTACCGAAATTAAAACTCTTTCGGAGTATGGAACTTCAAATATTCCATTGGATCGTGTCGATGCTCTTGAAAATGCAATTGTTATTGACCGGGATGAAGTTATCTTAAAATCGTTCCTGAAATACGGAGCCGGAAGTGTTGCTCATATCATTGGAGGATATACCAAAGATTTAATCAATAGTGAGGGCGTTACGGTGTTGATGGAAGGATTACCCTTTGAATTTGATGTAACTTATGAAACGGTTGCAAATAGTATTGTATTTAGGGTAAACATGCCCGAAACGTGGGATGAAAATATAATGACCACGCTTGACGAATCGATTAAAAATTCATTGGTCAGTTTCAGTCTTTATCAACTGTACAGGAAAAAGAAGATTGATTTCGCTACTGAATTGGATGATTACAATACTTCGCTTTCTGAAATCAGGAAATACATTCATGCTAGAACAGTAGGCACCAGAAGAAATTACAGCATACTTGAATAAAAATAGTTTGTAGGTTCTGTGGTAATCTCTCATAAAAAATGCCCGATCAGTCCGACCGGGCATTTTGTTATTTATTTAATAACCATCTGATTGTCGTCAAATAGTGGATGCTTAAATACCTCTATGTTTCCAAATGATGTTTCAATTATGGTCGTTCCAGCCTCTCGCATTTTTTCTATAAGTAATTTCATATCCCGATCGATCATCATATCGAAATGTATTCTAAATTCCATGGCATTTAGAGATAAATCTTTCGATATGTATTCTCTTACAGAAGAGTACAATTCGTCATGCTTTTTTTGTAGCTCATTAAGCCTAGAGGCGCAAGGTTGATATTTGAGTAAGTAATCAATGTGAATCATAGTTTCGTCAAACTCTTCATCAGAGTTCCACCATCCGCAAAAAAGAACATCTCCGTTTTTATTTTCGATGTTATAACTCCAATATCCACCAGTTATTTTTACCCCATCTTCTCTTTTGTATTGAGGAAATTCATAGGTAGCTTGACCCATGTCGTTACATTCGTCAATTTTGAAGATACTGAATCCCTTGCTTAAAATGTGCTTTTGTGATACATGCCCTACCGAATCATTAGTTATATTCATAATTGGTTTATTTTTAGTCTGATAAAGTTAATCAATTACCGATTACCGTGTTTCGGGAGGGCTTAGTTTATTTATATTTAAGAATGATTCTTTATCTTTTTCATAGGATTCATTATCTGTAAATGAGTTTCTTAATTCATTTATTTCCTTGCGTGAAAAAGTGGTTTTTATAGCTTTTACGATACTTTCACCTTCAAGAATACTATTAAAAAATACCGCAGTACTTGACCTTTTGCGTTTTAAGTTAATTTTTCTTTGTGATAGCCTATTCATAGCTATTTACCTTTAGTAAGTTTACTTACCCTATCATCAAAGCCTGACTTGTCGGATGCTTCAAATTCTTTCTTAATATTTTTCAAGTACATGTCTTTCGGATAGGCTGTGAAGTCAGCAACTTCCTGCATTTTAATTGCAGTTACATTCTTCCGGTAGAATCTTCTTCTTTTAAGCTCTCTAACCTTCTTTGTTGATTGAATAACGTAGGCTATTTGAGTAGAACGAATTACATAGAACGGCCTTCCTTCAATATCGGCCTGAATTTGTGCTGCCTTTTTTGCTTTCAGGAAAGAACACTTCCGGAGCCAAAGCTTCCATTCACCCACAAACAATGCAGGAAACAGTTTGATTGCTTCAAGGTTGACAGACTTGTTTTCGTTCTGTTTGTACTCGTTGATCTGATGTGCTGAAAATTCAAGCATGGCATTATAACAAGCAAATCTCTGTGTTTCGTTTAGCGTTTCGTTTTGAATCGAAAGCTTACTGTTTAAAATGTCTTTAATTTCACTCATGGTAATTTATTTAAATTGTTTAAATTTCTCTGTACGCACTACCCATTCTCAATAATCGATTCATTGGAGATTCAGGGATAAACGAAATCAGGTTAATTGATTTTGCGGTAAGTATTCCAGATTCATCACCTGACGTTACCATCATTCTGATATTTCCTGATGGAGTCGGAATCATAACGATGTCACATGCTCTCAGGCTGTCATCTTTGGATTCAAATGTAATTGTCAGTTCAAATTTCTTTTCAGCCTTAATTTTGAATAATTTACAAACCAACCGCTGAATAAATGAAAGTTGATTTACCTCTCTTGATGATTTGGATATTAGTTTAATGTCTGAATACATGGGTTATGATTTAGATTGTTCTTTTAATTTCGAAAGTTCGAAGCCCAAATGGAAACATGCTTCGGAAAGATGCTGTTCTGACAAAATAAAACAGTATTGATCATCAACTTCAGAATCACCCATATTTACAGGATGTAATATTTCTTCAATTGAATCTATTTGTTTTTGAATTTCTTCTCTCAGCCAATCAATCTTTTCAATGTAGGTTAATTCATTTTTCCACCACAGCAATTCAAAATCATCTTTAAATAATCCCTGACCGCTTGATCTATCGGCAGTCGGCTCAATATCTTCAACCGTTTTCCGGTTACCGTCATTTTTGTACGGTGTTTCTTCTCCAAGTTCAGCAAGTACTTTACCTAGCCATGCTTTAGCGAGAAGAAGGGATTTGTAGGTTTCGGCAATATATGATAATCCGGGACCAACATATTCGGGTTTTGAATCTTCGTTTACTACCATTATTTGACCCGGCTCTTTCAATTGCTGTAAAAACTCATACTTTGTCATGTCGGGTGGTAAATCTGACGGCGAAATCATTAAAATTGGTCTATCAAGCGATTTTACAAGTTGCGTCAAGCCATCAATACGCGTTCTTAATTCGTGAATTTGTGTTTTCATAGGTTAAATCGTTTTTTAATGTCGTTCGTTATTTCGGTATGCGCCGCTCCTGTTCGTTTCATTGAGTCAATAAGTATGTCAAAACCATCCATGTTTTCACCTAAATTCAATTCAAGTTCTTTCCGGTTATTCCAGTAATAATAATTTTGCATTTCATGGACAAAGAGCCATTTTCTCAACACTTCGGCAACCAAAGTTTCACCCACCTTGTAAATATCAATTTCACCAATACCAACACCTTCAATTTCTTTGGCCCACAGAATCCTTCCGTCTTTTCCTTTTACCTGAACTTCTTGAAATATAATTGCATGAACCGGCAATATTCCGTATTCAGTTTTAATCAGGTTTCCTTTGCGTAAATCAGATATTGGTATCATTTTGTCAGTTTTTAAAAGTCACTCATTCCTCTTGTTCGTTCAACTCTTCTGGTTTGCTCTTGGCGGCGAAGCCTTGGTAGTGGTGTTTCGTGTATTGCTACCCTTAACCCTATCGCAGAAGCCATACACTCATCATCATGTTCTCCATCGGTGGCTCCAACACTTCCATTTGGTTTAATTTCCATGCAGTCCATTTCAGTACATTGCCGCTCATCGTATTCAACGCATGCATAGCCATCTTGCCTTCCGTTTCCGGTTTCTTCCAAATCTTTATTCATTCGCTCCCTGGCGCAAGACTTTAAGGCATCCAAGGCGAGTCCTTTTGATTTCTTATTGGTATGCCATCCGTATTTTGGCACAAACTCACTACCCACGTTTTCAACATTATTCCGAATGTAAATCCATCGGTATTCGTCTTTTATGGTATCGAGAATAGTACTAAAGTGTTCTCCGTCCGTTTCCTTGTCCATACTGTTATCTTCAGGCGTGAACAGTCCGTTACCGTAAACTTTGGAAATCTGAATACCTTTCCACGAAAGCAAGTCTTGATCAAGGTGGCCTTTCCATGTTAGTATTAGTTTTGGATCGCCACCGGTAAGCATTGGAAGTTTATCGATTACACGAATAATTGAAAAGTCGGCACCTTCTGACGCTCCCCCAATATCCATTGGAACAACATATCTATCATCGTACTGATTATCCGGATCGGGCATTTCCCATATCCAAAGACAACCTCTTTCGTTTTTCTCAAATCGAATGTTTTCCAGTGCTTTCTTTCCCATAGTAGAATCACCTACTATTTCACCTTTAAAGATTGGCTCTTTATTGTCTTTACGGAGTGCAAGAACGTATTCTTGTGGAAAATACCTATTCCCTGTACTTTGGAAGCTTTCATTGGCTGTTGTTGGAAACTCTGATTGCATCCTCCATTTATCCCCATTGAATAAACCAAGCTGCATCCGGTAAAAGTTAATTCCTTCAAGAGTTGCTCCTGAGTTCCATAAAAAATGATCGTAATCGTTAAAGGATTCGACAAATTGAAGCATTGCTTTTTGACTTGAAAACGAAACTCTGTTCTTCTGGTCCTGATGCCATGCGATAAATACCGGCCTCAATCCATTGACTCCTGAAACTGCTTGCTGCCAAGTTCTGTGAAAGTAATTACCTACACCTTTTGCAGTTGATTCAAGCGCATACATCGTGTATGGTTCATTCATTGGAAGTGAACCAAGGATTGATTGGCATAAATCTTCCGGTTCTTTACCAAGTGTCTTTTTCCATAATCCTACTTCGGTAAGGTGTGCCATCTTAACATCATCAGACCGGATAGAGTCGGGTTTTTCCATCGATCCGATTGTTATTTTATTGGAACGCTCCGGAATGATTTTTATATTTTGAGTTCCCTCAAACGGCCTAAGACTTAGTTCATCTACATCTTCAGGATACCACTTGATTAAATTACCCATCATTGACCGCACATTTATTGCGGCCTGATTAATGTGAGCAGCTATAAGGCTATTCCAGTTTGTCTTAATCCTGATCTGTATATGAGCCATTACCGTATCAATATAGGTCGAACCTCCAAACTGTCTTGATTTATCTAAGATTAAGTTTATTGGCAATCCTTTATTTATCATGTCCTGAACCTCAAAATGTAATAACCTTTGAGGATAGTTCAGAATAAATGGTATTTCTTTACCACCCTTCTTTGGTTTGATTTTGGCGCAAGTAGCAGCCCAATATTCAAAATCCTGATCAAGCCTTTCGTTCACAAACAAATTAAGCAATGCCTCTTCCGGATAACTTTCAAATGCCAATGCTTCATAATTACGACCTTCGTGTTTTATGAAGTCTTTCATATTCCCGTATTCTCCAAGACTTTGAACCCATGGAACATTCATCATACTCATTGGTAAGTATAGCTTATCTTCAAATTCAGCTATTTCAAATAACTGACGTTCGATTGTCGATCCTTCACCTGTATGAGGATTGTAATAAGCGTCAAGCTTTGCATTCCTGAGTATATTTTCTTGGATGATTAGAGACATTAAGAAAGTTTTTCGTAAATGGCTTTGATTACTTTGGCATCTGCCAGCGAATTGTGCTTGTCTGGAGTATTAATTGAAATGATTTTTTGAGTAATTTCAAGCAGTGGCATAGTTCTGTTCGAATCACACAGACAGAAAAATAATTCATCCCTATCCATATCGAAAGCCTCTCTTGTCGAAATACCTTTCTTTAAAGCTATCAGATCGTTTAAATCTTGTGGAATAGGTGAAATGTTGGAAGGAAGTTTTGGAAGGCCAAATCTCATGTCGTACATAGCCTGACATTCAAATTCTGCCTTGCCGTCCCATCCGTTCAGATACATTTTACTTGGACACTTTTCAATGTTTCCCAATTTGACTTGACATTTTCCGGTGTTTTTAATTGCGCAATATTTTGCACTATCCCACACGGCCAATAATTGAAGCATCCAATACCAATCAAATGTTCCACAATCGCAAACGAATTGGATGTTGTAGTCTGAGAATTGAGAAAGCCATTTAGTAAGTTCTTGTTTAATCAAAGATGTTGATCCGGTGCATTTTGTGTCATTTCCAGACGTACTTACACTCACACAACCAATTCCAGAATTAAGCATTTTTAACGCACTTTCATGTTTAATTCCTAATTCTTGTGGAAATTCAAGCATTTTCAATTTACTCACCACATTCTCTTTAACCCAATCATCACAGCGGTTCAGATCGAAGTCTGAAAATTCTGAGTAAAAAGATTTTGAATGCGTTCCTTTTGGACTTTCGCCAAATAGTGCATTGAAGTGAATCTTATCTATCGCGTCTGTGATATTTTCAATTTCTTCGCTTACAATACCCAAGCTTATCGGTTGAGCATCCGGAGAAAGAGAAGTAAACTCAAAATCAAAGAATAATTTTATTTCTGGTCTCATGGCTATTCAGCTATTTCTTTTTTGTTCAAAATCTGATTCACTGTTGTTGGTGAATACCCTGTTTCATTGGCAATGATTTCAGTAAAATGAGATTTGGGTAATTTCTTTGCAAAATCTCCGGCCTCTTTAACCAATCGATGATAGATTTCGTGAACCTTCCGGTGATGAATAATCCGCAGGGTTGATATTCCCCTTACTCTTCTTTTTTTAGTTTCTGCCATGGTTTTTAGTTTTTGATGACGTACCAAATGTAAATAATTAAACATTAAAAAAGTAATTCATTGTACTTTTTTAATTAACTATTTTCTAACGCTTTATATTACTTCGCTTCAAGTGTTACTTTAAGTCAAAAAAACAAAGTAAAATGGACGAAGAATTAGAAAAAACCAATACTGAAGCAGAAGTAGCAACACCAGAAACACCCGAAACTCCGGCTGTTGAAAGTGAAAATCCTGCTGAAACTGCAAAAGAAGAAACTGCCCCTAATGGTGAATTAATGGAATATGTCAGCAAGTATGCTCCGGGTTCCGACACTTCAACGCCAGAAGGATTACAGGCCGCTTGCACTGAAATTATACTCAAACACTTCCCATTCATTGATAAGGTTTTCGACATGGCCGAAACGGACGATTTGGCCGCTGCAACTATTTTCGATCTGATACAGACCGGAAGTTTGGTTAAAGCCATTGCCAGAAACTACAATCCGGAAGAAAAACAAGCCTTGGTTGAAGAACTCGAAGATGATTCTTACGAGGAAGACCGCCAAATGTATCAGGACAAAATCAAAGGGCAGAAAGATTACTCTGACCGCATGGCCGTGAATATGGCCGCTTCTCAAATGGGAGCGCAAGAGTTTGTCGATGAAGTTGGCGCAACCGATCAGGACATTGAAGCTTTCAAGCCTTTTGTAGATTCTTTCTTTGCCGACATCGAAGACCGGAAGCTTACTAAAAAACATTGGCTTGCTATCTGGAAGGCTTATAAATACGACTCAGACGTTTCGGAAGCCGAAGAAAATGGAAAAGTTATCGGGCGCAACGAAAAGATAGTAGCTGCCAAGAAAACACGCGAAGACATTAAAGGACAATTGCCAGAGGCTAACGCTTCAGCCAACATACCACAGGCAAATAAAAAAGAGGAAGACCCCTTCCTTCATTCACTCAGGAAAAAAACAGAAGAAAAACCAGTATTAAGTTAAACAATTATTAAGTATGAAATCGAAATCACTTGTAAAATGGGCTAGATTATTCTTAGGAATGATTTTGGCATTTGTAATGATCGGGGGAATGTTCCCGGCATTGGGATTATTTGCAGGGGCTGGGTTGCTTTTATCAAGTGCTACCGCTGCTGCTACTATGGAAACTGTAACCACTGAAGCGTTGAGTACCGCTGCTTCTGAACTGTTGCGTCCAGAGATTTCAAAGCTGATTACTAAGATCAGACGAGATATTTATCCTTTGGATACAATTATGCGCGAACAAGGAAAAGTGTTGAAGATCAATTCTAACGAATGGAAATTCTACTCTAAAGATGAACGCGGAATTAAAGATACTACCAATGGAGCGTATGTTTATGCAGGAGCTTTAAGTTCTGCTATTGGCGTTGATGCTATCCAGAATTGGGCTACCGGAGACATTGGGTTATTCCCAGGCATTACCGGTGGTGATGGAAAGAAACTTCGCGTTATGGTATCGGGCGTTGATGTGCCTAACGGCAAATTGATTCTTAGTCCTATCAATGGGCGCGATGCTGCCGGAACCGCAATTGGCAATTTAATGCCTGCCATTGGTGACGAATCACATCTTGTAAGAATTGGTAATGCACACGGAGAATTGGATGCACAGACCAGTCCTATCGAAATTGCACCTTACGATACCTATAACTATGTTCAGGTATTTATGGCTCAGGTGGAAGAATCTTTGACAGCTAAAAAGAGCTTAAAAGAAGTTGACCTGAATATCATGGATTACAAAGAGGATGCAATCATTGACATGAGAGCGCAAGCAGAATTGGCAATGTTGTTCGGTTATCCTGTTAAAGACTTCTACGATCCCGTACAGCGCAAAAAAGTAAACCTTGTAGGTGGTGCTGATTATTATATCACTAAATCAAAGGAATACACCAAGGCTAACGCCATTACCAATACCATTTTCAACGCTTGGGCTAAATACATCTTTACCGGAAATAACGGCTCAGATAAACGATTACTGTTTGCCGGTAATGGTCTGTTGGAAAGAATGATGAATGCTGATTTGATCCAGAAGCAAATGGTAGGTAATGCTACTGAAATGGTTGCCGGTATCAAATTCACCAAGATTCAGACTGCTTTTGGAGAGTTGCTTATTCGCAGACACCAAGCTTTTGATGAAGTGTACGGCTATACTGACAATGGGTTAGTATTGGATATGCAGCACATCGAAAGAGGAATTTTCGATCCTACCGAAGTAAAAGACCTTGACTTGGATAGCACAGGACAGAAACGTGTAGATGCAAAACGCATCCGCGAATCATGGTCTATGGCCTTTAAGAATCTGGATACTCACTGTTGGGTTAAAGGAGTTTAATCGTGAAGAGAAAATATATATCAATGGGAGCAAGCCCCCTATCTGTTGACATACAGGTAGGGGAAACCCTTCATTCTTTTGACTTTTACGGAGGAATGAAAAGCCCCATTGTAAAACTACCGATTTACTCTACCTCGGACGAAAAAGAACAGCAAATACTTGAAAGCTATCCGGGATTCAATGTTTCATTCAAATTAAGCAATGAAACTTTAATGCTGATCGAAGAAACAAAAGCTTCTGAAATCGAAGTTTTAACGCCAATCGAAGAAGAAAAAACTCCTGAGAT